GAACGCAAATCGTATTGCGCTATAGCCTCAGGGCCAAGATAATTTGTTACGGTCATTACTATTAGACCCCCATTGTCCCGTTATGCGGCTTCGTATGAAAAGTTGATGCGGTAGTGACGACCGTTTATAAAGTTGTAAGAACTAGACGAAACTCTGACTCCCACCGCAGCGGCCATGTCTAAACCACCTTGAGCATTACCGTCATTCAGGCCAACAATAACCCCAATGTTGAAGGAGTCAATTGTTAGTGTCCCCAAAATCTGGCCCCCCGATTTTCTCACCGCCACAGGCAAACTGAAACGGTAATCGCCCGAACCTACCGCAACACCTGTGTCACCGCAGATGATGATTGCGTGCCCGTAAACGCTTTTGCCAATCTGAACATAACGACCTGAAGCAATCGAAAAACCGCCAGTACCGCGTGTCGGATTAGCAGCAGCAGCGGTCATAACAGGGGTGTACGAAGACCATGATTTAGCAGTAGCAACGCCAGCGCTCGTAACAGTAACATCACCACTGATCTTCCCAAACAGGTATGTTGCCAGACGTGACATCAAACTTTTGCGATTAGCGGCCTGTGAAGCGTCGTACATTGCGAACACGTCAGCATCAACCAAAGCCTGACCTGTTTCGGTCAAAGCGTTCGTGTCCAAATTACCCGTCGCACCCGTCGAACCCGTTGGACCCGTAGCGCCTGTCAAACCCGTTGGACCCGTCGAACCCGTTGAACCTGTCAAACCCGTTGGACCCGTCGAACCCGTCAAGCCCGTTGGACCTATCGGACCTGTCGAACCTATCGGACCTGTTGAACCTGTCAAACCCGTTGGGCCCGTCGAACCCGTTGAACCTATCGAACCCGTCGAACCCGTAGCGCCTGTCGCACCAGAAACGCCAATTGGACCTTGTGGTCCCGCAGGGCCGACCCCACCGACAGTTTCAGACCAGTTAGCGATGGACGTGAAAATCTGTCGCAACGTGGTTGCGTTAACAGGTTCAACCTGTCGAAACGGGTTTTGCCATCGTGCCATCTGTTACCAGCCGACAGCCACATAGTTGACACGTGAAGCGCCAACAGAGCGATCTAAAACGGGTGTACCAAACAGTGCTATCGTCGAATCGCTCCACGCCCTGTAAACAAACGCCGTTTTTGTCGTGGACACAACCGCAACTAGATGGGTCGGAACACTGGTATCACCGCTGGTAATGACCACAGAAATCATCCCATTAGTGAACCCGCCACCATCCAACGTAACTGTCGCCATACCGTTAACCAAAGTGTTAACAGAAGAACCAGCAATAATCTGGTACTGACCTGTAGCAACACTAGGCGCCGTACCGCCCGTAATGGACAGACCAGCACCCTTCATTAAGGTGCGTTTGATGATGTTTGCTGTGATCGTCGCCAACTGTGCGGTAGCCGTAGACAGAACGGTGATTCCTGCACCCAAAAATGTTGACCGAATAGTGTCAACATACGCTTTGCGGGCCAACTGGTTATCAGAAGACGGATTAACAGCGGCAGCACCAGTGACCGTCGGTATGCTGGTAAACGGCTGTGAGCCGTCACGTGTCACAACATAAGCGTTCACATAGTTAACAAGGTCATCAAAGTTTTGGTTTGCCTCAGCAGACTTGATGTCTGTACCTGGAACAAAGATATGGGTTTTTGCAACAAAATTTGGATCTGGCATTAGCGAACCTTTCTAGGAACATACTTAACAATTAGGGCGTCAACACCCCAAAAAATGGGTGCCTGGGAAACACCAGCCGTCGGTTTAGTCATGACAGGCCCACCAACCTTTACAGAAATTGCACGCGAAACACCTAAACTGGTACCACGCTGAACCTCCCCATAAATACCCCCGTCCGAGGACCATTTAGAAACATCCCAATCGGATGCGGCATTATCCCAAGTTGGGTTAACAACGGCGGCAGCAGAACCATCAGAGGTGATATGAAACGATTTTGTGATAATATTTTGGTCATAATTTTTGTAAGCCACAACAGGCAAAACGTACGGTTTATCAATTTGCAGTACAGCCTCAAGACGTTTCCACCGTTTCTTCACGGCAGGCTGACCGACATCAATCCAATTAGTTCTATAGTGACCGTCAATGACAGTCACAACCGAGGTTGTGCCAACAATGTCGTAGTATTGTTCTTGCACATCCAACTGGTAAAGCAGGTTGGCGGAAGCGCCGTAAACGGCCCCCACAGAGTCGTGATGGTTGCTGGAGAACGGTCCGCAGGCCAAATCGAACTGGGTCCAAGCCCCACCCACAGATGGATCTAAAACGAAAGTTGTGCCCCTTGCGTAAGTGGGTTTGTTGGCCCACGGCACAGACAACCACAAACGGTTTTCAACCCAACCCATCCGAACATTAGGAATTAGCGCTTCGGGTATGGACCCGTCGCGCATGGCGGGCCACACATTCTCAAACACCCACTTTATTTTTGAACCGTCATAAACATGCAAACCAGTCTTGTGGTCGAAAAAAAACAGGCCAGCAGGCGTCACTAGGACGCCACCCGAACTTACGGCACCTAAAGTGTTGGAAATGTTTACAATACCAAAAGATTCGGCACCGCCACCAAAAATGGCATAGGTTGAATGGCCCTTGAATACAATTAGTTGATCCCCAAAAGGAACAATAGCAGTAATCGTTTCACCATTTTTGCCGTCATCAATGTCAATGTACTCATCTGAACGCCAATTCTCTGCGGCCAACGGGAACTCTAGAGCCCACGAAAACCGCACGCGGTTTGGGTAATGAACACCAGATTCGTAAGTTCCAGCCACCCACACAAAACCAGCATGAACCGCAGCAAACTTCCCTCTAGGGAAGTTGCCAGAACTCGGGGTAATCGTATCGTTATAAGAAGCAGCCATCAAAGACGATGTTGTCCCCGACAGTTTGCCAACTTGAGCGTCACCCCGAACCCAATAAGAAAAACCGCTAACAACAATAGGGCTGAGAATGCCGTTAGCCTCACCAAGATTGGTGCTGACCTCAGTCCAAGCGGCACCAGTGCCAAAATAAACTTTGGCACCAGCAGCAACCAAAGTGTAATTGGTTCCCGCGGGAGCCTTATAGGACCACACGGTGTGAGGGTGTCCTGCTGCGATTGAGGTTGTCGAATAAGGTTTGATGCCACGTCGGATCTGGAAACCGCCACGACGGTCAATGTCCACGTTCATCATGTCGGGTGATTCGTTTTCTTTTAACTTGAACGCATCGGTGTTCAGGTTTAGGCCGCCCGTAAAATCTTTGATGTTAATAACTTTGGTTTGCGGCACAGTTTACCTACTCGAACGGGAACTGTAGACGACCATACAAACCACGACCGCGTATACCAGCACCCAAAACCAGGGGGTACGCACCTGGGGCGTCCCCGAACTGCTTTTTGAGAAGATCCATTTCGGCGTCAAACGCCGAAATGAACACCTTAGCAAGATCCGCGTCCTCCTGCTGCAAGTAGGCCATCGCCACAACATACAGGCGGATGGCATCATGGAACTCGTCAGGAAAATCTGGGAAAGCGCCCGCACCAGACGCAACCCAATCGGTTACCTTACGGTAACCTCGCAGTTGCAACGTGTCCGCAGAGTTCGGTGTCGGATAAAACCTGAGTTTATCGTTCCATGTGTTATAAAAAGTGACGGTACCTGTTGACGATGTGTTGGGCAAATATGCCCGCTCAGCCTCGTCACGCCCAAGGAACGACAGGCGACGGTCATTATGGACGACACTGACAATCTCGTCCACAGCAGGATCAAACAAAGCCAAACTTGTCAAATCGTAATCTTTGACAGATGCGGTGGTTGTCAAAGTCCATTCTTCTTCCAAAAACGGCCAACGCTTGCGGGAACGGGCAATTTTGATTGTGGCGTCACGGCACCAAACATCCAACAAAGAGTTAGTTAGTTCCGTTTCATCCAAATCCAGATGGTTACGGACATAAACACGAATCTGATCTAAAGTGTAAGCCATCAGTCCTCCAATTCGCGATTAGAACGCTGGACGCCCTGAATGGACCGCAAATGGCCAATACACCACTCGGTGCCCTTGGCGGGCCTGGCACGGCATGTGCCGTCGTTGCCTTCACAAAAACCGTCTCGCTGATCGTTGACAGAAACCGTTGGCTCCAACGCCACACCCGAACCTGGCACGGGAACAGAACCAGCAGTAACATGCCGTCTGGTAAGGTCGGTGACCCCACCCGTTACACCTATTGCGCTTGTTCCGTAGTTCACAGAAACCTTACCCACAAAAACTCCCACAGTCTGTAAATGGAGTGGGGCGGAGGCATAAACCCCCGCCCCATCATCATGATGCTAAGAACATCCTACTGGACCCGTCAGGGTTCATTAGGCGGTCTTGGCGGTAAGGACACCCTGACGCTTACGGTTGCTGATGGTAAGGTTACCGTAGCAAAGGATTTGGGCGTAACGGGCATCAATGTTGTTCGGACGAACAAACGGTGTTGGCTTGAACCAAACATCCGAGTTGCCGACAAGACGCAGGTACTTGGTGTTCAGGAAGAACATGTCGCCTGTGGTGACAAAGTTGTCATAAACGATTGGTGCACCCTTGAACATCAGGTTTTGGAAACCGCCATCAGCAGTTTTCGCGTCCATGAACCGTTCTTGTGGTTGCAACAGATCCTCATACTTCTCAAACAGAAGTTGAGTTGTAAGGATCACGTTCGGGTTGTCATTGCCAGCCGAAACGGTGTTGTAGGCGGTACGCATCTTGGCAAGACCAAGAGCCTCGGCGGCCGTATCCTTATAACCGACCCTCCACCAAGTATCAACATCAATGTCGATACCACCAACAACAGCACCAACACCAGATTCTTTAACAAGTTTGGCAAGACCAAGCCAGTCTTTGCCACTGTTTCCAGTGCCGTCACTAGTAATGAACATTTCGTCAAACTTCTCGGTAATGGTTTCTTCAGCCTGGAACGTCTTGGCTTCCAACAGATCAATGACCTGTTCATCAGACGAGTTTTGTGCTTCTTCAATACCCGAGATAGCAATGGTTGCAGCGTACTGCTTCCAGTTATACTCAGCAGCAGTGATACCGCTCTGTGCCGTGATGGCAATGGAGTCATAACCAGAGTACGAGGCGGCAGTGCTGTTTAAACCGTGAAGAAGTGGGATAACAATTTTGGTGCCACCAGAAACAGTACGAATCTGGCCTGCCTGCTTAAGGAAATAAACGAGCGGGCGGGCAGTAAAAATGTTGTCAATCAACTTGGGCATATGATTTGCCAAAGTTGTTGAAAGTAGTGTGTCATAATTCGGGTTTGCCATTGTATGTTCCTCTATGGGTTAAGGCGTTATGCGCCTAGTGACTTTTTGGCTGCCAAAAACGCTTCACGGAGAGAACCGAACTGAACAGACTCGTTTGGCACCGAGGTACCACTTCTGTTAGAACCGCTATAGACAGTGCCAGCCGCATCCCGCTTTGCAGCGGTACGCTTGTCACCGTCCTGTTGCTTACGTTCAAACTCACTGAGTTTGGCTGACATCGAACCAAAGTTCATGTCAGCATAAGCAGACTGAAGATTCGGAAAACCGCCTTTGATTGCGTGAGCAAACAAAGATGATTCATCAAAATCGCCGTGTGTTTCGCGGATAGATTCCAGTTCCCGCCCGATGGCGGCTTGGTTTGCGGTCGCTTCCTGTGCAGCAAACTTCTGTTCAAGCACAAAAATGCGTTGTTCGTCAGGGTCCATCCCATCAAAAAGATCGGCTTCCTGCTGATCAAAACCCACCCCAAAAGCATCCCCAAGAGCCTTGAGAGTACTAGTCGGATCGTTTCGCAACGCTTCTGTGATTGCTTCGGCGTCTGAAAGGCGCGTACGCATTTCGGCTAACTCTTGAGTCTTTTTTGTGTAATCAGACTGTCTAAGGTAACCATTTCGGGCTTCTTCAAGGGTAATCCCCTTACCGTCAATTTCAAAAAATGAATCTGCGGTATCGGATTCCGAGATTGGCTCGGTGGAAGTTCCAGCATCAGATTCGTCTAGGTTGCTAGAATCAACAAAAGTTGAGTCAAGTCCTTCCGAAACATTTGATGGCTCCCCAGCCGTCGAGTCATCGACGGTGAATGAATCGCTCATAACTCCATAGAGAGTTCCATGTACCTCACGGGTTATTCTCTATAAGATAGTTTGCAGTGTCCCGCTATTGAACCCCAAGACCCATTTGGCCTTGTAATTGGGCCAACAATGAAGGCGGAATGCCACCAGTACCCGCCGAAGCCAAACCACCATCCTGCGTAGGCCCTTGACCCATCTGCGCTTCTAGAAGATCTCTTGGGTCCATCTGTGCGCCATTCATGCCCGACTCACCCTTAGGCGGTCCCATTTGCGACCCGTCAGGCATTTGATGGGGGCCTGAGGGCATCCCAACATTAGGGTCCGCACCCATTGGTGGTGCGGGGGGCAGCATAAACTTCCCAGGAGACTTGATACCAAAACCAACCTGTAATACATGTTTAGCAATTGCGGCAGGGTCAATGACGGTACCAATCATGGGTGCCAAAGTTCCCATTAATGCAACAGCCTGCTGACGACGGAACGTGTCGTTCTGTGGCTGAGTTGACCCGCCCTCGACATTGAAGTCGTATTCGCCTTCAATGTCCTCACGTTCATAGTCAAACCATAGTTGTTGGCCTTCTGCGCCAACAACACGGGCAACCTGCTCGCCAGTCATATACTGCTGGGCAAGTTGGACAACCTTACGGGCAATGCGGCCAATACTTAGTTCAATCAAAGCCAGTTTGTCAGAAGAACGGGCGTTAGACGCATCCTGAATCATAGCCGCCTCTGTGGCGGTACGTTTCATTTCGGGTGAACCACCACGGGCGTATTCATTCACACCCGAAACCCTGTCCATGTCACTCTGGATGATGTTAGAATACTGGTACAGGTCGGAACTGAGCGGGGTAATTGGTACAGCCATAATAACGTCCTGCAACGGCTGGTTGTCATCAATAACCTCAATAGCAATGTTATCTTCGTTTGATTCTAAACCTTGACGGCCCTCAGGTCCAAGCGCGCTCGCACGGTACAAATATTTGCGACCGTACTTTTTGCGGTGATTCATCATCTGGGAACGGGTTTTATTAAGTTCTTGTTGGGGGGCCTCAATCATTTCCAGATCGCCCATGGGGTAAAACTCGTCGGGAACCTCGTAGTTTGCAATGAACTCGAAAGGGTGCCCGAAACTGTAAGGGATCGGTTTGGGGTCAATCAGATAATCTGAACTATTTTCAGAGAAAACGCAGATCGTCTCGTTTATAAGATCGTAGAACTCGTAAATGGTGACACGTTCAATGTCAGGGTCAATTTTGCGACGTTTAGCGTCACCCTCAGCACCAGACGAAAAAACTGAATCAGATTCAACTGAGCGGCGGGCTGTTGAACCATATTTGGTGTCAGCCTTCACATCTTCCAACGGGCGCATAATGCGCTGAGCAATCCAACGGGCATCATCCAAGGAGGTTGCCTCGGGATCAATGAACATGTCAAACGGGCTGATGCGCTCCAAATAGGGGCGATCTTCCACGATAACCATTTTGGTTTCTGGGATACCAGCATCAATTTCTTCATCGGTTGGAATCTCGTTGGCCATGTCAGGGTTCTGTTCGGCGAACTGTGTGGCCTGAGCAACCATCGCATCTAGTTCACTGCGACGCTCGTACTCACCAATTTCTTCCGACCTTTCAACAAACTTGTAACCAACCTTAACCCAACCGTGACCAATAATCAGGAAATCTTTTGTCGCACGCCTAAAGGGTGTGCGGAAATCGTAATGCTTCCACCAATAATTGACAACAGCCTCAGTGATAACACCACGATCCTCGTTCTCAGGATGATTAGCCATCACCTCAATCTTTGGGTAATTCACGGAAATTGAAGGAAAAATGACGTTAATCGTAGAAAATGCCATGTTAATGGCAATCCGATCTTCGTCGCTGAAACCAGCAGGGAAATGCTTACCTTTGTATAAGTCCAGCATTCGACGCCACGTTGCGTCAAATGATTCTTGTTCGCGGTACCGAATTGCATGTTCCAGTCGCATTCGGTATCGTTTCAGATGATCTTGCTTGCTAAGTTTTGCCATCAGAAATGCGCCCTACCAACAAACTCAGGTTCATACCCGTTCGCACGCGCAGAAGTAATCGTGTCGCTGATGCGTTCACGCAAAGTAGGACCATTCCAACGCTCAGTATCAGGCAGCGCAATCCCAGGAATCCCATCCTTACGCCAATACTTCATCTTACAGGCGAAACAAGGATGAGACTTGGCAAGACACTCCCCGTAGGAGTGTGATGCCATCAGATTTTCTGTGATCCACCTGGACGGGCGGCCTTAGGAATCTCGCTACCAGACTTGGGTGTGGCGGTTGCGCCGCCAGAGCGGGCGGCCTTCGGGATGTGGATTTCAACATGCACAGACTTGAAATCTGATGCGCCACCAGGTCGAGCCTTGTTTGGAACAAAATCGGCGCAGCCCAACTTGGGGGTGGCGCCTGAACCAACACTGTTGTACGAATCTTTCATAATGTCTCCATCTGGGTTTAGAACAGTTCTACTAATGTGCACCTAGTGTCCCGTAGGGTCCCCTTAAGACCGAACAGAATACTTGCCAATCATCAGATCACCAGCATCATCCTGATCGCCATAATGCAAATTAGCCCACCAATCCACAGTCCAATAGTCATTACGTTCCTCTTTATATTCTGGCGCATAAGCAAAACCCAACATCTGATTGGCAATAGCCAAAGACATCACACGATCGTCATGCGGGGAGCCAGACATGGCCCCCTTCTCATCCCGAGTATACGTTCTAAGTTCCCCCAATGTGGCTGAGCACTGCAAAATGATTGCATGCTCACGAATAGAACGGGCAAGTTCATCAATCATCAAAGGTTTAGTGGTCTTATTGGTATGCCACCCAAACTCTGTTGTCGGAGTGTTCCCCTGCGTAGAGTTCACCCGTCTACGACGGAAAATACGTTTATAACCGCACCGCCTAAGGCTAGTGATCGTGGTCAGACCGTGATTGTTGGACTCAACACCGACCAAGGCGGTGTTGTACCAAGTTGCCAGTTTAAAGATTTCCTCACCAAACACATCGGCAGGGGTATGTCCATGCCAACTAGCAACAACCAGACCAGTTTCAACATCAATCACATGGGCGACAGAGAAATCGCCCCAATCTAACCCCTCGGCAACATCGGCACCCAAAACGTATGATTTACGTTCCTGCGGCAATTCCCAAACAGAAATTGGGTCCATGTTGTGATCCCGATGGTTTGGTAACCACACAAAATCTCGCAAACCAGAACCACCCGCCAACGTGCCGATCGTTGGCTCAACGGGAATAATCATCTCAACCAGATTATCAACATCAAAAACGGTGCGGCCAGACTTAATAAAGGCTTCCTCCGCCGTCGTCGGATACTCCTGGGCCAACTGCCAAGAGGTCATAGACCGTTTCTTCGACTCATACCATGCAAAATCGCGGTCTTCATTGGCGGACCACGGAAAAAACATGGGAGAAAACTGGTTGGTGCGGGTTTCCGCCCCAACCCACGTCTGATGAAAGAAATTGCCCGACCCATTAGCGGTACTCAGACCGATTATGCGTCCACCAACGTCAGCCACAGGCTCAATAGAAGCCCACGCTTCCTCGGGGTTCGGCAAAAACGCCCACTCGTCAACGACAATCAGGGTGGCAGACTCACCACGGGCAGGGTCCGATGCCGACGGCATCGACACAATCTGCGAACCGTTCTCAAACACCATTTTCTGCTGGTGCTCAACCAAAGACATAGGACCGCGGTTCAATAACCATTTCGGTAGATTGCGGTGACCGTACTTTGTTTTTTTCAACAACAAAACGGCTTCACGTTCGGTACGCGAAATGTCAATAATGTTCTGATCCGCCCGAAAAAAGGCTAACCAAAACTGGTGGCCAGCCACTAAGGTTGTCCAACCGATCTGACGTGCCTTGAGAGTCAAACTGTAGCGTTCGGCAGCCCACTCCTTTAAAGCATATTTTTGGGCGGGACGCAACGCAAACAGGATACGACCTGCTGCTGGAGACTGAATAAACCAGTAGTTTTCAAGAAAATACTGTTCATCTTTGGCGCAACGGCGCCACTCCAACTCCCGTTTCAGTTCCACCAACCGCGGACGGTCAGCCACAAGAAGGCTCCTATTCGGAGTTCTTTTTATAATAACTGCGGGAGTAAGCACCAAGTAACCTGGGAGCCTTCGCAACGGGTTTCTTGGGTTTTGCAGCAGCCTTCCGCTGCCGTTGATCAAACGCATCGTTGTCAGCAATTGTCTTATCCCTCAGAGCAAAGAGGTTTTTACGGGCAAACTTCAAAGCATCAGCAGCCCCTTTGGTGCCATTCTTAGCAGCAGGACCAAACATTCTTTCTCGTTCTTTGGACGACAACTTTTTTAAATTCATCATGAGGCCAATCTGCTTATCGCCACCTACCGAGTCGTGTAGTTCGTCGGGATTTCGATATATCGCACGCAGGATGGCCGCATCACGTGTGCCATCATGACGGTTCATGGGCGATCGGGTACTAGGCATAATTGAATCTCCATCTTATTCTTATAGTAGAATGTTGTTTACAGAAACCACAGGTCCTATACAAACACTACAGAACTGTCCCATTGTGGCGTAGGCCACGCCACTTGAACATGTTGTACCCGTTCACAGCCCACCACAAAGGCGGCATCAACGCCGCCCCCAACGGCCCGTACAAAACCGCCACAACAAACCACGGTATTGAATGGGCCAACACAACACCCCAACCCCACCAGCGGCCCCGACCAACCTGAAAAGACCCCCACAAACCGACAGCCTCAAAAACCAGCAACACCAGCCACCACAAGTTTTCAGTCATCCAACCCAACAAACTCAGAAGTTAACTGCTGCAATTCTTGCAACAAATCCTGGTCGGACAGACCCTTCGTTTCAGCATCCTCCACTTTAACAATGCGTTTCGGAGTAAAACGATCAATGTATTGCAAATACAGACTAGCCGCTTTCGTGTCACCATTAATCGCAGCAAAATGCAACGAATCAACAACAGACTGAACACGATCAACCGAAATGTTCTTCTCCGTAGCCCGACGCTCCCACTCAGACGAAAAACGGTGATCCCGCTTCCACCTTTTGGGGCTATCAGAATGAACGCCATGATCGGCAGCCCATAAAGCAACCGTCTGAGGCTCACGTGGGTCCGTCAGAAGCCAATCAAGGAACTCAGACTGCAACGGTGGCATCAACCACTTGTGGTCCTTAGAGTCCCAAGACCAACCGTGACCGCCCCCGTTAGAACCCTTCCAAACACCACTATTGTTAGTTGCCATACTAGTAGACGTTAGTGTCCCGACACGGGTCATGTGCCAGCGTCGTACCCGTTGGGTTCTCCGCTAGATGGGCTTGGATGCGTTTGTTTGGTTGTGGTGCTTGTGTGTGAGTTTGGTTTGAGTCCGCGGGCCGAATCAGAAAACATTTGCTACAGATAAGATTCAGCCACAGGGAGTGACGCATGTCACGGACTGTGGCGCTAGTTCAACCCTAGTTCAACCCAATCGGTTCCGTGAGAAAATCACCATAGGGTTACGACGCGTACTAGAATCATAATCACTAGAAGTGATTATTCATGGTTTATCTTGTCTTGTCTAATGATACGTGTTTACTGTCCCAAACCGAAATCCCCTAGAATGCTGGGAAATGCAGTTCTGTAACACAATTGTAACATAAAGTTCATCTTCTGTTCATCTTCCGTTCATGTTCTGTTCACATTAGATGTGCCACGGGTCACATTAGTTACAGCCCGTAGCCGCCAGCCCCATACGGGTACACCCGATACCCCAAAACATCACGCACAGGGAACGGTCTATAATATATATATATGGCGGCCGCCCCGCCCCCCCATCCCCCTCCCCCTGTCGGCGAGTGCGGGTGCGATCCTCCCCCACTATCGCCCATTCACCTTTCGAAATGGGGCGCCCCATCCCCCAACTAACTGCGGGCCATGCCCATTCATGGGGCAGGTAGGGGGCTAGGGAACCGTACTCTAGTGCCGATCCCGCGGCGGTCCCCGTCGTGGTCTACAATGGTAGGCAGCAGGGGGAACGGTCCCGCTGCTTATCCCACACCGAATAGGACCCATGACATGTCTGCAACTAAGGCTAGTAACATTCTTTCAATCTCACCTACTGGCGCCACGGTTTCCAGCGCCATCGACGGCTGGCAGCATCGCCACGTGCCATGGCACGCCATGCCTAAGGGTGACCTCGTGCGGTGTTGGGGCATCACGCGCAGGCACGACCCATCGACAGGTTTTCCGTCGGGTACTCCCATCCATCATTCTCTAGTGATGCTGCGCGAGAATCTGGAAGGGTACTGGCACGGTCGCTCCGAATTGGTAGTGTGCACGCACGCCACGACATCGGCTGCCGCAGAGGAGGCTATGCGGGATGCGATGGCTGCGGCTGCTGCCATTGGCAAGTCGTTGCCCGACAATCCTTTCGATTCGGTCGGCGGTATTCGTCACGGCGCTATTCCCGTTACCCCCGTTACCCCTGATCCTATCGACCCTGACGACGTGGCGGCAGCGGTGGCGGACGACGTGGCTACCGCAGAGGCTGCGCTAGCGGAAGCGGTCCGTGTGGTTGCCGCTGCTGCCCGTGCCACCGATGAGGAACGGGTGCGCGAAATTGTCGGCGAAATGGTCGGCGCCATGGCGCCTACCGTGCACACTACGACGATTGTCGTCCCCAACCGTCCTACACCTGCCGTTATGGCGGGTGTCGTTCATCCTTCATTTCTAGACCTCGTCACGACCCTTTCGGCAGGGTTCCCCGCGTTCCTGTATGGTCCTCCCGCAACGGGCAAGACTCATGCGGCTATCGCAGCCTGCGAGGCTTTGGGGGTCCGTGTAGGAGGTCTAGTCGGGTGTTCACCCGACATCATGCCATCATCGTTGAAGGGGTTTGTTTCCGCCACTGGCGGTTACGTTTCGTCGGCTTTTCGTGACACCTATGAGAACGGCGGAATCTTTATCGTTGACGAGATTGATAACGCCCCGATGGCGGTGACGATCGGCATCTTGAATACGGTACTGAGTA